TCCGCTGGTATTACAAGTGGCTCAGGGGTTGGGTTGGACGAGCGAGCAAATAGACAGTTTGTTTTTGTCCGCAGCTGCGCTGTAAATTAATTCGACAACATGCCCGGTTACTTTGCTTGACATAACCACATAAAATAACAGCAACTCAATAAAGGCATAACGCGCACCCAAAGCGAAAAGCCCGTGTTCCGATTCTTCGGCACGGGCTTTTTTGCGTTTAAGACCATGAAAAAACAAATCATTAAATTATCAGAAGGCGAAAACGGCAAGACCATCCGGTTTTTAAGCCGTTGCAAGGTCGAACTGGCGGAAGGTAAAACCACCAGCACTGTTACCGTGACCCGCACCGGTACATTCACCGACCCGCGTTACGGACAGTTCACAATCAGCAAAGACATGCTGCTGTCGATGGTGAAAAACTTCAAAGCCGGTACATTCGGTCAAGACATCTTTCTCGATGTCGATCATAAGCCAGGCAAAGGAGCAGCCGCCAAAATCATCACTCTGAGCGTCGAAGGAAACCGCCTTCGCGCAGAGGTGGAATGGACGCCTTACGGCATCGAATCCGTGCGCGATAAAGGCTACCAATACCTGAGCGCTGAATATGACGAAAATTACATCGATAACGAAGCCGGCCAACAGCACGGCCCCTTATTACGCGGGGCAGCGCTGACCGTGAGACCCGTTATTAAAAACCTGGACCCCGTGCGACTTTCCGAGGCATCAGGATCAGACCACCCATTATTAATTCATCCTGAACTCGTTGTTCAACTATCACAGGAACTAGACATCATGTACAAATCTTATATTGCCAGGCTGACTGCGGCGCTTAAAGCGTTTAAATTGTCAGAACCCGTTGTACAGCAATTATGCACAGCCTTCGAAACCACAGCCAAAGAGTTGGGAGAAGACAAAGCCAAACTGGACGGCCTGTTCGCCAGCTTCGAAACTACCGGAAAAACCCTTTCCGAACAGATCAGCGATAAAGTTGTAACGCTATCAATCAATGCCCCGGCGGCTTCCAGCGAAAAAACGCTGTCAGAAGATGACGTAAAGCGTTTGCTTACAGAAGACCGAAACCAACGCGATACAGAAGCAAAAACACTTGCCGAAAAGCTCACTACCAACACAGCTTTGTTCAACAAGATATTGTCTGAAGCCGAAGGCCTTAAGGCTCTTGATGAAGACGCTAAAAAAACACTGGCATCCGCCGCTGACTTGATCACCGCAGATATGAGCGCCGAGCAAGTCACCAAGCTGGCCGAACATCAGATCAGTATGGGTAATCAGCTATCGGTCAATACCCAGTTGGCAAGCATGGGCTACCGTCCGGCCGGTAGCGTGCAACTGACCCAGACCGACCAGCGTACTGCCTTATCATTGCAGGAGAGCATCATTACCGGGTTGAAACTATCCGGAGCGTACGCCAACAGACAGATAAAGCTGGCAGAGAAACTCAGCCCATTCACTGAAAAAGTGTTGTCCGAATTCGATCGCATTAATGCACCATCGATCGCTTCAGAAGTAAAGCGCCTTGCCGTAGGAACCACCGGCATGGCTGATACCAATTTACCGATTGGTTTTCAGCGCACCGTAATCCGTGAAGCGCTGTCCGATTTGCGCGTGTTGGAATTAGTCAATACCTTGACCGATTTTTCAGCAACGGTAACCACGCAAATTCCTTTTGAAACACGCGATGGCTCAGCCATTCTAAATGAAGGCATCGTCTACGAAGGCGCCGCCATCCATAGGGCCAGCGTAAAGCAGGACATGGATACGGCCTACATTTTAGCGATGAAACTATCGTTCATCATTTCCAATGAAGTGATGCACTTTTCGCGAACCAGCGGTATTGATTGGGATGCCTATGGCCGCAACGTAGCCAGCAACGCTCGCTTTATGCAAGAACTGATTGTCCGTCGCATCTGCAATACCTTGCAGCGTGCCTCCGACAGCTATTTAGCTGCGACCATTGCTGCCGAAGCCTTCAATACGCAGTTGGACGGCGCCACCGTTAGCACTATTAAAACCGTGCAGTTCCCGATTGTTCGGAAACACCAGCAATACGACCTGCAAGGCAATACTGTCGGCACAGCCACCAACCCGATTGTAGTCAAGCATAACAATGTTGTGATCGCAGAATATAACGGTTCAGGCGAGCAAGCTGCGGGCACCTATTACCGTATCACCAATTACAACCTGGGCTATGTGCAGTTTGTTAACCAATTGGGCGCTCCTGTTTTTCCGGCCAATGCTGCCAACAGCAACATTAGCTATGATTACGCGACCAATATTGCCAAGTTTGACCTCGATAACGGTGCGGTCGATATGGACAAGCACTTGAATGGCCTCTTGCGTGCTGTCGGTCGTCGCAAAGCCATTCTGTCGGATGACCGCTTTGTAACGCCTGATTTTATGCTGTCCAGCAACTCGCTGAACGACACCATCACTAATGCCTCGCAATTTACCGAGTCCGGTAAAAAGTTCGGCACTGACATGACGTCACAAGGCGACTTGATGGCTATCAAGAACATCCCCGCCTGGTCAACCAATGCGCCATCGACTGACATAGGCTCAGAGCGCTTGATTATCGGCGAGCGCGGAACTCTGACTTATACCATCACCAAGCCGTTCCAAACCGGTGCGCCATTTGAGGTGGTTAACTCAGCTGGTAAACCCACAGGTCAAAAGCAAGCCTACGGAGAAGAGTACAGCGCCATCAAGGTACCGAATGCTCTTCGCAGCCGTTTAACGTCTGTGATCGCGTACAGCGCCACAGGCAGATAAACACTGCGCTCTTGGCGGGGTTAGCCCCGCCTTTTTTTGATCCTGGGAGAACAACATGGCTTTAGTGAATTTTACTAACAACGGCAAAACCTGCGTCCATATCGATGGCAAAAGCATCATGCCTGGCGAATCGCGACAGGTTGATGAAACGCAAGTACCTGGATACGGCACCAATGCCGAATCCAAAGAACAAGAACATGAAATTAACCCGTTGGCAGAAATTCTGCTCGGCAATGTTCCGTCTGTGTTACTGGCATTAGCCGATTTAACTGCCGAGCAACTATTGGATTTGGAAATCCTAGAAACCGATTCCGCTCAGCCACGCAAAGGCGTACTGGAAGGCATAGACAAACGGCAGCTGGAACTGGCGCAAGAGAGTATCGCGTAATGTCGGCGCTGCTTAATAAACAACAACAGTTCGCCGTGGCGCTGGCCGGGCTAATTCTCCATGCCAATAAGCGCGGCCTGCTGGTGACGTTTGGCGACGCCTACAGAGACCCGAGATTACATGGCGCAATGGGCATAACTAAAGGCTATGGCGCTAAAAACAGCTGTCATAAGCTTAGACTTGCTGTCGACTTAAACTTAGTCATCGACGGCAAATTAGCAGGTCCAGAAGCCTATGCCCCGCTGCATGATTATTGGGACACAGTCGGCGGTTCAAAGCGGATTGCCGCCGATATGAATCATTTCTCATTTGAGCACAACGGTTTTAGGTAGGTAGTCAATGGATCCAATAGCCAATCCAAGCATATGGGCAGAAGTCGGAGGATTGAATGGGCTAGTTATTTTCGCCCTTTTTGGGGTGCTTTATGCCTTTGCTAAAACATTGCAAACAATCCTTGATAACCATAGAGAAGATTTGTCCAATTTAATGGTGTTGCATGCTAAAGAGCGCGAGGATTGGGGGAAGATTGTTGACTCACGCCAACAGGAAACCAATGCGCGTCAGCAGGAAACCAATGCGGCAATTAAAGGGTTTACCGCGGCGCTTATTAAGTTATCCGGTAACCGCTATGAAGGAGATGACCGGCCATGACCATGACTCGCGCATCGTTAAAAACCGCCTTGCAAGCCATGCTGGGCGATGCTGCGCAAAAATTCGCCAGTGATGCCGGCGCATTTGATCGTCATCTGGATATCGCCGCATTGGCATTAGCCAGAAAAATCCGCGTTACCCGCTTGGTCAAATTGTCTGTTGCCGCCGACGTTGCTGATTATCTTGCCCCTGCTGATCTGATCGATGTTAAGTGCTCCAACTGGGGAGACAATCAGCGCAGGAATATCAAGCCGTGGCAGAACAATTTAGGCACACTGCCCAGACTCAGCGTGGTCGATATAGACGGCGTTCCGCACATCCATTTATCACCGGCTCCCGATGCCTGTCAGATTGCCCGAATGGGCAGCGATTACCCGGTATTTTATTACGGTGGCTATGTAATCGGTGCAACGGAAGCCGAAACAACAGTACCGGCACAGCACCGGGATTTACTGTTGATTCGGGCGGTTGTGCAGGCATTGATGGAGCTGTCCAACTCCGGCAGCACCAAGCCCGTCAGTTTGGGTAGCCACGGCGTAGGCTCAATGCCTAAAAACGGCACACCGGCTGCACTTGCCGAGTCCTGGCTGGCTATTTTCGATGGAGGCCGTTGATGGCTACGTTTGAAATCAATACCAATGCCGGGCCGCTTGGCGCTTCATTGCGTCGATTCCCCGTATTGATCGAGAGATATTTGACACCGGAGCTGGATAAATCGTCCAAGCTGATAGCAAAACACGCCAAACGCAAGGTACGCGAAAATGGCTCAATGGCGCACTCTACGCTGATCGACAGCATTCAAAGCTCCGTTGCCGGTAATGGCCTGGAGGCGATTATTTACGCCGGAGTCAATTACGCTCGTTACATTGAAGAAGGGACGCGCGGCGGGGGCTATCCCAATCAGCAAACCATTATCGATTGGCTAAGGGTTAAACACATTGAGCCGAATAACCCCGAAACATCAGAAAAAGAGCTGGCGTTCCTGATTGCTCGCAAGATTGCGCTGCATGGCACACCGGCACATCCGTTCATGGAACCAGCGTTCCAGGCAGAAAAAAACGCAACGCTTAACCGCGTTAATGCCTCCATTAATCGAGCCATGAGGGAGATCCATTAATGCTGCCTTGGGTAGAACGCATTGACAATCGCCAGGCGGCAATTGTCGCATCACTGGCAGCGGCACTTAGCTCCCGAATAGTTAAGCGCAGCCTGATGCATTTTAATCAGCATGAACCCGGAGAGATTGAAGCCGGCGTGGTGATGGTCGTCAGCACCGGCGAAAGCGAGTACAGCCAAAACTTAGGCATGACCGCCAAAGAAGGCAAACACGGCCAGCTGTTGATCGGTCATCTTAAAGTCGCAGAAGACAGCGAGCCGGTCGCTATTGAGCTGGCAGAAATGGCGCTGATTGAAGAAATTAAAAGCTGGGTGCGCGCGGGCGTATCCGGTATGTCGTTCGAAATCGAATCGGCTCAACATTCACGACAACTGGAACATCCTTACGGTTGGGTCGTTGTCAAACTTAACGCAATTCCACCGCGTACCAACGTCTACTAAGAGGCAACACCATGTCAGAGTTATTTGATACCAGATATTTTTCAGGCCAAGGTCCGGTCTTTATTGGCGAGCGTGACGCCGCCGGAAATCCTACAGGTCTTGAATTTTTGGGCGATGTATCAACGGTCGAGATGACGCCCTCTATTGACAAAGAAAAAGTCACTGAGAATGTCTCAGGGTCATCCGGTACCGGTGCGGAGTTCATAAAAAAAGTCGAGTATGACATATCAATCCAAATGCGCTCGATCAAACCGGAGCATTTAGCCATTGCCTTGCAAGCGGGTAACACTGCCAAAGCTTCGGGAACTGTCACCGATGAATCGCACAAAGGTTATAAAGGCAAGTTCATCGCCCTGAAGCACACTAAGGTTTCCAGTGTCGTTGTGACCAATGTTGGCGCTACAACAACCTATGTTGCAGGGACAGACTACATTGTTCACGCCGACAAGGGCATGATAGAGATTATTGCCGCCGGTGCTGTTACCGATGCTCAGGATCTATTAATCGATTACAGCTACGCTGCCCAGCATCACATTTCTGCGGCACCATCCAACAAAAAATACTATTTGGTGTTTAGCGGCATAAACCGAGCCGATGACAACAAACAAACCCGATGCGAAATTTACAAGGTGTCCTTATCGCCCAGCGCCCTGGCGATGATCCAGGACAAAACCGCAGAAATGCCGATTACCGGCACCGTAATTCTTGACACGTTGCGCCCGGAAGGCGACCAGTTCTTCAGCTGGAAAACAGAAGACTAAACCCTACAACAAACCCAATAGGGGGATTAGCGCAAGCGAATCCCCCGCACCCTTTTAAAAGAGAGCGTCATGGCAAAACCACCCGTAGCAGAAAATACCAGGCAAGAAGAAATCGCTGAAAAAGTCGAGGTCGTCCTCATCGCCGAGCACGAACACGGCGGCGAGCTGAAAAAACCCGGCGAGAGCATTAACGTCAACCAACGCCAGCATGAATGGTTGCGT